CTGTTTGATTATATAGAGGAATTATCTGCCTTCCCCAATGCTGAACACGATGACCAGGTGGATAGTACCACGCAGGCGTTGGCCTTTATGCGAGGGCAGCCTGAGCCGGAAGAGGCAGTTATAATCTACGATTCAATGGAAGCAGTCCGTGAATTAGATTTATAAAGGAGAAGTCTAATGGAGAAAGGGAAGCTAGAAGAACGATTGCGAATGCTTACAGTAGTATGGCAATCAATAGGGAAAACTATCGATGACCTAGAAAGCCAAAAAGAATTAATGAAGGAATCTATGAAGTGGGTTTTGGAGAAACTAGGTGTTGATAGATATGAAGATTCCAAGGGGAATCTCTGGGTACTTAAAAAGGGGGAGCAACATGAAGAATCTTCGTTTGTAATGTATGTTCCCATAGAAAGCAGATTGAAACAACAGCCTAAATTACAAATAAATACGAAACAAAGTAAAGCACAAAAACGAGCCCAAAAGAACTATGAAAACAGATTGCCGATTGATAATCCTATTATCAGGTGCCGAGATAGATTTGCAAGACATTGGGAAGAAAATAAAGAGAGACAATATAGGCGAGAGATTGAGGAATTGGGGAATATAAGATAATGATTAAAGATATACAAGCAATTCGTCTAAGAGATAATGCACCAAGAGATGAGTTAGAGATTCTTATTAGGGAAGCTACTGCTAGTGTGGAAGCCGACCTTGCCCTTGAGGATGTCGGCTGGCTTAATCTTAGTGGTACTACAGGGGATGTTATCACGGCAGCGGACCGGATAACGAACCTTAAATTATCACGGCTTTACGCTGTTAAAGACCCCTTTGGGAAACAATCTATCCGTCTCTGGACTGATTATACATTTGGACCTGGTATGGTTTGGGATACTGAAGATGAGAGCGCTAAAAAGGCACTGTCTTTATTTTGGGATGCCAAGGCTAACCGTAGAATATTAGGAGCAGCAGGGCAAAGGAAATCGTCTAATAAGTTACTAATTGATGGTGAAATTTATTTTGCTATATTCCTTGGTCCGAATGGAACTGCAACAATTAGGCGTATCGACCCATTAGAGATAACAGAAATAATCACCAATTCAGATGACAAAGAGGATGAGAAGTTTTACCGCAGGCAATGGTCGGATAGCCAGGGCAAGTCACATGAAGCCATCTATCGTAGCACGGATAATATCAAGGGTGAAGCCGCTCTTGATATGTATGGTAAGAGTATTACGCACAATGATGATGCCTTGGTTTATAGGTTAGAATACAATGACCGCAATCCGCTATTACTACCAGCTCTAATTTGGATGAAGTATTATACAAAGTTCTTGGGTGCAAGAATAGCAGTTATGCTGGCATTGGCTAGGTTTGCTTGGAGGACAAAGGTGACAGGCGGTCAGGCAGCTGTAGATGCTATTAAGGCTAAAACAAATGCCCAGACGATAGCTGCTGGTTCTCAACTCTTGGAAAATCTAGGTTCGGATACCACGCCAATTAAAACAGAAACTGGGGCTTCTGCTGCGTATCAAGATGGCAAGATGATTAAATATCAGATATGTGCTGCTGTCGGCATTCCTGAACAATACTTTGGAGACATATCAACTGGGAACTTGGCTACTGCTAAGACGGTTGAACTGCCGATGATGAAGATGTTCCAGTCTTATCAGGCAACCTGGAATGACGCTTATCAGGATATTGACGAAATTATATTAGAGCACAATAAGATAGCACCCGATAAGTGGTATGTAGATAGAGACTTCCCGAAGATAGCCCCAGAGGACATATTACAGGTCGCCACTGCTTTAGTTCAGATACTTCAGGTTATGCCCGAACTCGCCTATTCAGAGGATGTTAAGCAGATAGCCTTGATGACGCTAGGAGTTAATGACCCTGCTGAAGTGCTAGATGCTCTTACCAAGCAAGCTGAGATCAACCCAAGTATTGCATTGGCCAAAGTTCTTAAGCAGTTCAGGGAGAGTCTAAAGAAAAAGGAGTAGAAAATGAAATGTGAAACCTGCAAGGGATTAGGCTATATGGAATATGAAGCTGGTTTAATTATGGTAGGATGCCAGAATTGCAATGGAACAGGAGTAATTGATGACGACTCAAGTTATAGCGCAGATAGACCAGATAGTGAGTCTGTTGGAAGCGGAGATACCGGCAAACCCAAACAGTCCCGTAAACCAAAGGTTAGAAAAGGCTCTACAAAGAGAACTAGCTAAGTATTTCACGGACTTGGGTAATGCCTTCCCTTACAGTAAACTAGATAGGCTCTATACCAAGTATGTCAAAGAGAGTCTAGGGTCTGAGACAGGTGCCGTCCTTGACCCGATGCTTGCTACATTAAAGGGCAAACTCCAAGCAATTCTAGTCGGGCATCTAACCACCATCTACATTTCTGGCAGTGCTGAAATGATAGCATACGGGAAAACCAAACTAGGAATCCCCGTAACATACGAAGGACCTCCGATGAGCGAAGCAATAGACTGGGCAGAGAAGGAAGGCGCTAGACTTGTTACTCAGATGGATGAGGAGACGAAGCGTAGGCTGGCCCAAGTGGTCAGTGATGGCATTAAGAACAAGCGGGGAATACCAGGGCTATCCAGGGACTTGAGGAAATCCTTTACTGATATGGGAAGATACCGCAGCCAGTTAATAGCACGGACTGAAACAGCAAACGCATTATCTAATGCTTCGCTAGACCGCATGGGTGAGATGGGCATTGAAGGTAAGGAGTGGGTTACTGTGGGCGATGATAGAGTAAGCCCAGAATGTCAGGGTAATGAGGCCGAGGGAGTGATATCCACTAATCAGATGTTTAGCGGTGGCGTTATGGCTCCACCTCAGCATCCTAATTGTAGATGTAGTCTAGCTCCGGCGAGGTTGAATAAACAGAAATAGTAAAAGTGTTCTATAGGCAACCAAGCCACTCAAAATGAGTGGCTTTTTTATTACCCAAAATCAAGGAGGTAATCATGCCATATACTTTGTCAAAAATGCCTCCAGCGACGGCGATTAACTAATCGTGAAACAGTTCCTTGGTGAATTTTGAATTGTCCAGCTATTTTTGCTTGTGAATATCCCAAATCAGATAACTGCCTTATTGTAGATACATCTGCCATTGAAAGTTTAGCTAAACCATGTTTAGCTCCACGGTTATCTACACCTCGACCTTTTTGGTTCTTATCTACAGCATTATCACTAATAGTACCAAGGAAAAGGTGGTAAGGGTTACAACATCGGGGATTATCACAATGATGGCAAACAAGAGAATTGCCAGGTTGTTTACGGTTGTACAAAAACCAAGCAACACGATGAGAACTATAGCCTCTGCTATTAAGCGCAAATCTGCTATAACCTCTGCCTTTAATAGCTCCCCGCCAATTCCAGCATTTGTTAGGGGTTGTGATAATTACCTTTGCCCAAAATCGGGTTATATCATCTTCAGACAGTTCAGGAATGGGATTAGATTGTTTCATAAATATTCTCCTATGACATAAGTATGCCATAGGAAGGGAGGGATGTCAAGTGCCATATACAGTAGAGAACCCACCAGAAGCGATTGAGGGCTTGCCTAAGCATTTAATTGAAATATGGGTAAGTGCTTACAACTCAGCTTTTAAGCAATATAACGGGAATGAGCAGAAGAGTGCGGCGACTGCCTGGACTGCCGTCAAAACCAAGTTCAAGAAGGTTGGCGACAAGTGGGTAGCTAAAGAGGCTATTCACCCTCACGGTGAGCATATCTGTATTTGCCCGGAATGCGATAAGGAGATAACGGTCGCTGAGAATGTTAAGTGCAATAGCCAAGAGTGCCCCGAGTGTGGCGCAAGAATGAGAGCAAAGGATATTGGCGAACGGAGGGAGTCAATGACACAAGAATTACAGGCTAAATACTCTGAGATTATACAGGAAGCAGGCAAGCGTAATGCCTCTCTTGACTCTGCTCGTATTAAGAAAATTGTGGCCTTGTGTCAGGAGCTATTGTCATCTGAAGAACCAGAGGAAACGAAAACCACTGAAGCCTTGAAGGAAGCCACCTCCGTCTTGACCTGGCTTCAAGAGCAGGCTGCTATGAAGACTGAGGATGGTGAGAAATATCCAGCCGAGGCTTTTGCCTATGTACCTGATGCTGAAGCGTCCTCAACTTGGAAACTAAGGCTTTGGGAAGACCCCACTAAAAAGGTTACTCGGGCTCAGTTAGGTAGAGCTGCTGCTGCTCTAAGCCCCGGTGGATTCAGAGGGCAAAAAGTTCAAATACCTACCAATGAATTAGCATCTGTAAAACGGAAGATAAGGGCTGAGTATCGGAAGTTGGATGTTGCCGATGAGGACATTCCCCGGTGGGTGAGGGAAGCTGAAACACGGGAATTGATATTAAACTACGTGCCACTTACTGAGGCTACATTCGACAAAGGCCGGGCTAAGGTTATTGTTATCAAGCCCGGGTTCAATGCTTCAGAAGATAGGTATTATCCTGCTGAAATGTTAAAGCGGGATTATGGAATATTCGAAGGTCAGAAAATGTATGCTGATCACCCTACGGACGAGGAGGACAAAGCCCGTCCTGAAAGGTCGATTAGGGACTGGGTGGCCACGTTAAAAGAAGTTCAATGCGACGATAACGGTGTAGTTACTGGTATTGCCGAGATTGTCGAGCCCTGGTTGATGCAGAAGTTAGCCTCGCTAAGAGATAAGCAGATGCTTTCAGAAATGGGCATCTCTATCAACGCAGTGGGTAGCGCTACTAAAGGCACCATCGATGGCAAGGAAACTCTGGTAATAGAAAAACTTGTAGCTGCCAGGTCAGTTGACTTTGTAACTGAACCTGGGGCCGGCGGTGTTGTCACATTCTACGAATCAGGAGGATACCATGATATTGACCTGATAGAACTGTCAACCTTAAAGGAGAAGCGCCCTGACTTAATCAAGGCTATAGAAGCCAATATCAGGGCAGAAATAACCAAGGAGGTTAAAAAGGCAATGGAGAACGAAGAGAAAATCAAGGAGCTCGAAGGCCAGATTGAAACCCTGACCACAGAGCGTGATGGACTCAAGGAAGCTGCGGAAAAGGCAGAAAAGGATAAAGCAAAAGCCGAAGCACAAGCCACCATTAAGGAGGCTGTAGACAAGGCTGAACTACCCAATGCTGCCAAAGAGCGCCTTGTTGAGAGGTTCAAGGATGCCGAGTCTGCTGATGGCATTGCGGAAGCGATACAGTCTGAAGTTGACTACATCGCCAAACTTTCCGAGGCTGGCAAGGTAAAGGGCATGGGTGCTACTAAGTCCGATCCTGAAAAGGACAAGGCGGCTCTCAAGGAATCCTTCAAGAAGCTAAACCCTGACTGGACTGACGCACAGGTAGAAACCGCCGTCACTGGGAGGTAAGACATGGCAATGGCAGCGGCACTAAATCCCTATTTAAATCCCTATGCCGTTAAGGGTGAAGAAGTATCTTCTACCTTCGGTGGTCGCCATGTAAATATCCTGGAAGGTGACCTGGTTCACCCTGCACATACTGATGGTTT